CGGCAGCGCGCCGCGGCTCGGGAATTGGTTCGTCGCATTCTTCACAACGCTCAGCTGATACGGCGTTGCGGTTCAGCCGGTGAGCGGAAAGGGCAGCGTTACGCTGAAGCTCTTCAATCTCTGCTGCTGTGTCGATGATGTCGGCCATGGTCAATGCTCCCGGAACTGTCGGTTAATTCGGTTGAATGTGAACGCCAGCAATAAAAAAGGCCGCTTTAGCGACCTGGTGATTAGTGGTTTCATGCTGCACCGCCTTCATTCTTCTCGGCTTCGACTGCCATCTGCTCAAGCCGTCGCGATAGCTCGGCGGCCAGCGTCTGGAACTCTTCCTCGGTCGCCACCGGGATCGGCACAAAGCGAATGCCGATGTGCGCCAGGTGATTGGCAATGTCGAGGCTTTTCCTCAAATCGACGGGCGAGGCTCTGTTCATGACGCACCGCCAACGTTGCGCAGCCAGATGCATACCGCGCCATCTTCCGTGTCGTGAATTGAACCGACAAACCAACCATCGCCGGCGGGTGTTTCTGGCTGCCACGCTGAAATGTCATAGCCGTCCACATCGGGGTCGACGTCATCTTCATCGCGGTACTCCACTTTCCACTCAAGGCCGTTCTTATCCAGCCATGCGTTGAATTCATCAGGTGAGATATATTCACGCCCATCGCAAAATTCATCGTAAAGCGGGTGAGTCCAGTAGCCGTATTGGTCGCGTTCGACGGGTAGGGCTTTAAATTCTGTTGTCATTGTTCTGCTCCGAAGCGGCGATTAAGCCTGCCTGTGTATACGACGAACTCCAGGAGGCTAACTCCCAGAGCTTCAATTTTCTTGTGATGCTTGTTGATGATGGGAGGCACCGTTTCGTTCCAGTTTGGCTTTGGCTTCTTGCACATGGCCTGCTGGATTTCTTCGGTGCAGCGTCGGCAGGCGGCGCGGATGGCGTTGTCTGTTTCTGGCGTCATGCAGCCCCCGTTTTCACGACGTCGATAGCGCAGCCGGGTAGCAATTCAACTGCGGAGGTGGCGCACTGATTCCCCCAGTGGTGCCAGCCTGGCGCCGCGCAGCGGCTAAACAGCTCAATGCGCGGCACATCTCCGTAAAGCAGTTCCAGTCGGTGGCGCACTTCCCATGGCTTTTCGCTGTGCGCGCCGAGCGGGCTGTAGACCACCTGCTTAATCCCGGCGTGCTGGCGTTCCAGCCCGGCGCCGCGGGTGGCAATCAGCAGGTCTTCGGTATTGGCCCGGGTGTGGTTGCCACCGTTCATGCGTGTCTCGGCGTTCAGCAGTTCGAGGAAGTCGTAAAAGTCGGTGACTTCACCCTCGGCCAGCGCCTTGTTGATGCGCAGTTCCGCGTTCTGATTCAGCTTCACCCAGGTAAAGCCCTTCATTGTTCGAACGGTAAAGCCCCATGCCTCTGCCAGTTCGATAGCCTCCTGGTTATGCGTGCCGGTGTACCACATCGCCAGCACTGCGTTTTCGGCGGCAAGTTCCCAGACTGGCAGGCGTTTGATGTCGATGAGCTTCATGGTGGAGTAGTGGTCGGCGGCGGCACCGTTACTGATTGTGTTGCCGTAAGACCAGGGCGGATCGGCATACAGAAGTGAGTATTTCGCTGTCATGCTGCCTCCTGTCTCTCCCGATATTCCTCAGCGATCCGCTGCGCCTTTAATGGATTGCTGACCACTTCACCCCATGGCATTAGCCAGCCGTTACCAATGAAGGGAAGGCGCAGTGTGCCAACCCTGATGTCGTCGTGAGCGTGAGTCATCATTCACTCCTTACCGCGCCGCCGCGGCCGAAATAATCAATCTGCCCATAGCGAGTGCGAGAGGGGATTTTAGGTCCACAGGCTTCGTATTGAGGCTGGAAAGAGGCCATGAAGTTGTCGTGCCATAGCTTGGCTTCGTAGCGACGAAGAAGCTTCTCGGTCCAGTAATCATCCTCCGCCTGCTGAATCTCTTCTGGAGTCCGGTTCTCAACCCGCTTCTTACCCAGACTCTCCTCAAGGTAAGCGCAGACCCGAGCGATGACCTGATCCTTTGTTTCAAGTTTTTTGGGCGCACGAAAGTATCCCGCCCCTTGAGGAGGTGATTGCATGTTTGTTTCCTGAATTTAAGGTTGGATAACCCAGGATTGCAGGTCAGTATTGAACTGCGCTCCGATGTCTGATGGGTGCTCTGGCGGGAGGATCACCTTCTTACCGGTTTCCTCCTCAACTCCATGAGATACGATTAGCCGATTCTGACCTGTCGCCTCATCTCGCTCTGAGGTGGTTACGACAATAACCATCTTCGCCGCCGGTTTTAAAAAGGTATGTCGTCGTCGAAGTCCATTGGCGGTTCGTTAGATTGGGCGGGTGCCGACTGCTGCTGTGCGCGAGGCCGTGCGCCGCCGCTGAACTGATTTCCGCCCTGCGCCGGGCTGCCACCTGCTGGTGCGCCACCGCCCTGACGGCCACCAAGCATCTGCATTGTGCCGCCGACGTTTACAACTACCTCTGTGTTGTACTTCTCCACGCCAGCCTGATCTGTCCATTTGCGTGTACGCAGTTGGCCCTCGATATAAACCTGAGAGCCCTTGCGCAGGTATTCCCCAGCCACCTCAGCCAATTTCCCGAACAGAACAACGCGGTGCCATTCCGTTTGCTCTTTTTGCTCGCCAGTGGCTTTATCTCGCCACGACTCCGAAGTGGCCAGCGTCACGCTGCACACTGCGCCGCCTGACGGCAGATAACGGACCTCGGGGTCTTGACCGAGGTTACCGACGAGGATCACTTTGTTTACGCCTTTGCTACCCATTTAAGCCGCCTGTTTAAGTTCTTTGAGTCGAATGCTTGTGACGTCTTTGCATTTGCTCTGGTGCTCAGCAAAGCCGTTTAGTAATTTCCAGGTATCTTCATAACGATGCTTTAGCTGGTCACTGTTGTTTTCAGTTCTGGCATACGCGGAGAATTCTGCGAGGATCTTGTCAGCATCTTCAGCCTGAGGCGTCCCTTCCCCCTGTTGCGCCTCATTGCGAGGCTGCTCTTCATGTTGACTTACAGCACCGGAAGGTAATGCCCAGGAAGGCAACGCCGGAGCCTTCCAGTAGAACACGCCAACCTCTTTTGATTTGGCGTACTGGAACCCGGGCGCTCGCGTTGCTGAAACCACTGCGAACCCTTCTTCCAGGTTGTAGAGGTAACGACCGATCCCCCATTGCACGGCGGCGCGCTTCATGGCGCCTGAGCGACCACCTTTCACAGCTTCAACCTGTGTGTTTTCTGCCGCATCCCACTTGGTGATCCACTCGCCTTCAACCTTGATGGAAATACCGCACTCAACGCCGCCATTGTTCGGAATATCTCGGTACTCGTTACGCCAGCCAGCCTTGCCGCATACTTCATCCAGCCGCTTCATGATTGCGCGGTTAGTTACGTAAGCCAGCACCTTTACCCAGATGCCGTTATTGTTTTTTCCCGCCTGCTGAATGCGCCACTCAATATCTTCGCTGGCAAATGGCGCATCTAATTCATCAAGGTTCATGTGTAATTCCCCGCAAATTCATCCCAGCTAATGACCGGGTTCTGCCGCTCGGCGGCCAGGTTAACTGGCTCGTCATCACCCTCCGGCTTTTCCGGCAGCACGTCGCGCATAAGGCGCAGGAATGACTCTTCATCCCACCGTTCTGCCGCCGTCATGCTGCACGCTCCTGATGAGTGATGACGTACCCCTGCTCAGCCAGCCATTCGATGACTTCTGCGCCGTCGAGCTGAGGTAGTACGTCACGGGTTTTAACGGTACCGGCCAGCACAACGCCTTCCATCTCAACTTTGATGGTGTTGTGGGGGCCGACAGATGTGCGCATGTCCACGCACTCGCATGTGATATTCATGAATCACCTCAATATTTGATGTGCGCGTTCTGCACTTTGCCGCCAGCGATCGCCAGCAGTGCTTTCTGCGCGAATTCTTCGGGGATGCCCTGAGCTATAAGGTCGGCGATGACGCGACGGTTGATGGTGCGGCGGTGCTCTTTGTCTGCGGCGCGGCGGGCTTCTTCTTCAGCTTTGCGCTGCTCTTCGGCCAGGCGGGCGGCTTCTGCCTCTTCCAGGCGGCGGCGCTCGGCGGCAACGGCTTCTTCTTTTTCGCGTCGTGCACGCGCTTCCGCTTCCTGCTTCTCACGTGCCGCACGCTGCTCAGTTTCGATGCGCTGGCGCTCCGCCAGCTCTGCACGCGCTTTCTCTTCAGCTTCACGGCGTTCTGCAGCTTCCAGTTCAGCCCTGTGATTCGCTTCGGCATCGCGACGCGCTTGTTCTGCCGCTTCGCGCTTAATGCGTTCTTCGTGATCACGCTGAGCCTGTTCCGCCAGGCGGCGCTGCTCTTCGCGGTCACGATCAAACTTGTCATTCATCAGCAGAGCCATTTCGTGGTCTGCTTCGATCTGCGCGGCGCGCTGGTCATCGAACATCTTGTTCATCACCAGCGCTTCGGCGTGCAGCGCGTTCATGGCTTCTTCAGCCTTAATACGCTCCTGCTCAGCTTCCCATTCGGTGAGTGGGCGGCGGGTCGCGTCGCGCAGCTCGTCACACGCATCAACGAATCTCTTAATTTCGGCCTCAGCGGGGCGCACAGCTTCTTTCAGGCGCTTCAGGTATTCACGGCCCGGCTTTTCGATTGCCGTCTTACTGCGGGACACCTGCGCCGCCAGAGAGGCGACCCTGTCACGGCCTTTCTTCGTGGACAGGTCAGGCACTTCGTTTACTGCCTGGCGGATTTGATCGAGGTAAGCGTCAAGGCCGCCAGCTACGTAAAGCACTGGCGCCTGCTCCGGCTTGATTTCGATGACAGTTAAGTCCGTTACTTCGCTCATGGTTTCTCCTGAAATTTGGATGTGCAGATCCCGCCCGCA